TGTCCATCTTACGGATTTAAGTCTCCATTAGAAATATGGAATGATCTTGAACTTCTTAAGAAAATGAATTGGATATTTTGGAGAATGGGAACAAACACAATTAATGAAACAAATATTCGTGGATCATTCCGTCTCGGTGCATATGTTGCAACCCAATTCAAACCACATGTTGCAAAGACTCTGTATGACTTCTCAAATGCTAATACAGTATTAGATTTTAGTATGGGATGGGGAGATCGCTTGGCAGGATTCTATGCATCAAATGCAAAAGTATTTTATGGCGTAGATCCAAATCCTAATACATTCAAAGTTTATCTTCAACAATGTATAAACTATGAGAAAATGTTAGGATGTAATCCCGTCATTACTTATACCGAAAATGGTTTTACTTGTACTGGAACAAAGACTGTTCATGCTTGGAATCTCCCTGCTGAAGATAAATCTTGGTGGCCAGCAAAGGGAACAGTAGATCTTGTATTTACTTCTCCTCCGTACTTTTCTACCGAGATGTATAATAAAGGTGGAGAAAAAGAAGAGAATCAGTCTTGGAGTAAATATCCAGAATATGATAATTGGGAAAAGCACTTCTTTAAAAATGTAACAGAGTTGGCATATGAAAGACTTTCAGATTCAGGTATGATGATGATTAATATCATGGATCCAACGGTAAATCGAGTTCGTCATCGTACTTGTGATTTTCTTGTTGATAACTTTGTAAATTCTCCTTGGTATGAGGCAAATTTCTGTGGTCAAATAGGCATGCGTATTAAGCAGCGTCCAAAGAAGATGGAGAAGGAAGATCTGAAGAGTCATTTATCTTCTTGTTTTATTGAAAACATTTGGTGTTTCTCTAAAAACAAAAATGTATCAATTGACATTCCTTTTGCAAATGCTACACTTGATGATGTACTGGAGTAAATATGACTAGAGAAGAACTACTTAAAATACACGAAGACCTTTGTGCAGATGCACGACATTTGATGAGTCTTAAAAATAAAGATTATGCCGGAAATGAAGGAAAAGAACCATTTGCCAATTTTACTAGAGTGGAGGCAATGGGCATTTGTAAGACCGAACAAGGATTCATGGTGCGCCTCACGGATAAGATGAGTCGTCTGAGTTCCTTTATTCAGTCTGGCAAAATGCATGTGACCGATGAATCATTTAAGGACACCTGTGTTGATGTTATTAACTACATGGTGCTACTGTATGCATATACCCATCAAAAAGATCAAAAGATCGAACAATCTAGAAGTAGAATTTATGTTGGTAATGATATGAAGGTAGAGTGGGATTCTCCAAGGGAGACACAATGATTAGATCTACTATTATAGCAATTTGGTTTAATTTAATTCTATTAAAAAATAAAGTAATTGACGCATTCAAAAACAACTGATATAATAGTGTTATGCGACAATACATGAATGTCTTTTCATACGGAACGCAAGTTCTGTGCCGTGAAGTTAACAATGGTCTGAAGAATGATTTCAGAATGACATATGAACCCTCTCTGTATGTCAAGGCGCCTGCCGGAGATTGGAAGTCAATTGACGGCGTTCCTCTTAAGCAAATAAAGTTTGAATCAAATACAGAGGCTAGGGATTTTATAAAGAAGTATGATGGAGTCCAAGGATTTGAGATTCACGGAGAGATTGGTGCAGAGTATCAGTATATTCGTGATAATTACGATGGACAATACAATGTCAATGATGTCGATATCGCTTATTTCGATATTGAGACTACAGCAGACAGTGGTTTTCCATCATTTGAAAATCCAATAGAAGAAATTCTAGCAATTACTATAACTCGTCGTGGAGGAAAACCTTATGTATTTTGTCGTGGAGAATACAAGCAAAAGGGCGATGAGGTTGTGTTTTGTCACCACGATGAGAAGGAAGTTCTCTTGGCATTCCTAAAGTATTTCAGCAACGATTATCCTCATGTTTTGACTGGATGGAATGTAAGATTTTTTGACATTCCCTATCTTTACAATCGAATGCTCATGGTTCTTGGAAAGAACAAAACCAAGGAACTTTCTCCTTGGGGGATGATCAGAGACAAGAATGTTATAGACAAAGGTGGTAGGGAAAAAACTGTCTATGATTTGGTTGGTATCTCCACACTAGATTACTACGAACTTTATCAAAAGTTTACTTATGTGAACCGAGAATCATATCGCCTTGACTACATAGCCTATGTTGAGTTGGGAGAAAACAAACTCTCATACAAGGAATATGAAAGCATTCAAGAATTTTATACTAAGAATTTCCAAAAGTTTATCGAATATAATATCCAAGATGTCCGCCTTGTCGAACGCCTTGAGGATAGGTTAAAACTATTGGAACTTGCTCTAGCACTAGCATACAGTGCTGGAGTAAACTTTACAGATGTATTTTCTCAAGTTAAAACTTGGGATGTAATCATATACAATCATCTTGCAAAGCAGAAGATTGCAATACCTCCAAAGAGTAAATCATCGAAAGACGATCAATATGCCGGTGCTTATGTTAAGGATCCAATTACTGGTATGCACAAGTGGATTGTTTCTTTTGACTTGAACTCTCTATATCCTCACCTGATTATGCAGTATAATATTTCACCTGATACAAAAACTAATCACGGCGGCAGAAATATTATCAGTGTAGATGGCATTCTTTCTGATTATGAAGTTACCAAAAAATACATTAGTGAAATGCGACAAAATAATTTGTCTGTTGCCGCAAATGGCACAACTTATACAAAAGAACGGCGTGGATTTCTTCCAGAACTTATGGATAAGATGTACCAAGACCGTAAAATGTTTAAGATTAAAATGATTGAATCTCAAAAGGAACTTGAAAAAGTTGTTGCAGAGATGAAGAATCGTGGTATACTATAGCATATTCGGGACTGTGGCGGAATTGGCATACGCAGCAGACTTTGGTAAAACTGAGCACTAGTATAGGAATATGTTAGTGAATCCAATCAAATTCGGTGAACCCTTAACTGGCAACGCCGAGCCAAGCCCTAACGGGAAGGTGTAGAGACTAGACGGTTGGCATCCAGAACGGATGAAGGCATAGTCCAGACCACGAATCGAAAGAGCGGTGAAAGCCGAAGTGGTAAGAAAATCTGCCGCCTTAAACGGCTTGTGGGTTCGACTCCCACCCGTCCCATTGATGGTAAAAAGGCATTACGCATATATAGTAGTAGGAGTGCGTAATGCAAATTAAAAACTACGGAAGAATATCTAAGTTAGGCAAAGACAAGTTACAAGAACTGGCAAATAATTGCAAATCCCTTGCAGGGCTGATTGAGCAATTAGGCTATAAGAAAAATGCTGGCGGAACATTTAGTGTTGTTAAAAAATATCTTCAGCAATTTCAAATAGATACCTCGCATTGGACTGGTCAGGCATGGAATAAAGGTCAACAATTAAAAGATTGGTCTAAATATGCTAACCACCAATACTGCAAGAAACATCTAATTCGCCAAAGAACACATAAATGCGAAATGTGCTGTTTGACTGAATGGAGAAGTAATCCAATTGCACTTGAAGTGCATCACAAAGATGGTAATCGAACAAACAATAATTATGAAAATTTGCAATTGCTTTGTCCTAATTGCCATGCGCTAACTGATTCTTGGAAGGGTAGAAATAAAAAATCTTGTCTTGACTCTGATTCTAAATCTGCTAAAATATTAAAATTACTGAGGATGTAACTCAATGGCAGAGTGCTACCCTTCCAAGGTAGATGTTGCGGGTTCGACTCCCGTTATCCTCTTTCTTCGGTAGCTCAGCAGTTCGAGCGTGGAGCTGTTAACTCCAATGTCACTGGTTCGATCCCAGTCCGAAGAGTTATGTCAACTACAGAAGAAGAAATTCGTTCACTTGAATCGTGCCGACAGTTTATGTATGATCTGCTTGATCCCAAGAAGACACCAAAAGTGCCTAAGTATATTCGTGAAAGGGCTCGACATGTCGTCAAGCACTACCCCTTGGTGATCTCAATATTCATGGATAAATATAATCATGACACAAATATATCGACTACAAGCGTTGAAGAACAAGATTGAAAAAGCAATAACCTCCTACTCTGAAACTTTTTATGCCGCAAAATGGGCAAAGAATGTTGAAGTAGAAATCATTGAAGGTTTGATTGATGATGATCCTATTGTAGTTTCTCAGTTTGACAGCGATGAGCTTATTGCAATGAAAGAACTAATGCGCGAGGGATTGTGGTTAACCCACACCGATGAAGGTATAGTTCTAACAAAAAAGTTTGCAGATCGTATTGGTGAACATCCAAACTTTGATAATATCGTTAACGGCGCAGACTAAATATGAGTAGAAAACATGGCGCGGGTAAGGGTGATTCTTACCGTAAAGTGGATTTAAAGAAGTATGGCGAAAATTATGATGCCATCTTCGGAAAGAAGAAAAATGATACATCAACCAGGCAAGGGATTTCTGGACGGATACAACGACAGAAAAAACAATCTTCAAAATAAGTCTATTCTCAATGAAATTAATGATGCATATTGGAGAGAATATAACTTAGGTTGGACTGAGGCAGAT